CCTCTTGTTTTATATCATGGTACTACGGGGGATTTTGAAGAGTTTGATTTAAGTAAGGCTAATCCCGAAAGTGATTTTGGGGCGGGTATTTACCTGACTAATGCCGTAGCAGATGTAGGCACTAATTATGCTGGAGAAGGGCCTGATTTAACTAACAGGTTAGAGTTAGAACGAGAAAATATAGAAAGAGAGTTAGAAGATTCTGATGGGGATGTAACTCCAGAGTTAATTGATAGGTTAGCCAGGGAACGTCTATCAGTAGTGCATGGTGGGGCAGTATTGCCTGTGTATGTTCGTATGGAAACTCCTTTTGTAGTAGGAGGGGATAGAGAGACTTTTCTAGATTATGAGCAAGATTACGATGAAGAGTCAGAAGAGTACTCAGAGCCTAAAGGAAAGCTAGTAGATTTTGTAGAAAATCTTAGGGAAGCTGCTTCTAGGTATGATGATGGGGAAGTAGAGCCTGTAATAGAAACGTTATTACAAGAAGCTTTCGATTATGGGGGCATTAAATCTTCTGACCTTGGCAAAATTATACGTTCTGATGAGAAGTTTGGGTACTATCAAGACTATGACAGTCCTAGAGGGTCTTTAATAAGTAATGAGATTTACAGAAAGGCTTTAGAGTTGTCTGGTTTTGATGGGGTTATGGACAACACTGTTGATGTTAAATTTGGTAGTAGTAGGCGAGTAGGGGCTTCTATGGTTGGTGTACAGCCGGACACTACCCATTATATTGTTTTTTCTCCTAATCAAATAAAGTCCGCTATCGGTAACGTTGGGGCTTTTGATCCAAAAGACAAACGTATTACCAAGGTAGAGGTTGAAGTCCAAAAAGCTGAGCGCATACTTAAGCCTTTTGTCTCTTTTAAGAAGGGTATAGACACCAAGGTTAAGGGTAATTTGCAAATGATTTCAAGTTTGCATACTTCTCGATTGTCGGGTTATGGTTTTACCGCAGAAGCTAATGCTTTAGGGGTAGACACTTATGCAATCAGCGAGCAGCTAGATAATCGTATATGCCCGGTGTGCGAGGTTATGCACGGTAAGACGTTTCAAGTAGCTGATGCGCGAAGGTTGTTAGATACTGCGTTGCGGGTAGAAGATCCAGAAGACTTAAAGACTATTCAACCATGGCCTAGACAAGATAAGGCGTCTGTGGACAGGTTGCGGGGTATGAGTACATCAGAGTTGGTATCTAATAAGTGGAATGTCCCCCCTTTTCATCCCCTATGTCGGGGGTTGTTAGTGCATGTGGACAATGTACCAAGTATTCAAGATACCCCAAGCTATGTAGAGGCTTTTGGTCGGGGTAACCCCCAGATACTACCTGTAACTGAAGAGCAGGTTAAAAACTCGATTGAGAATCTTGGGATAAAGTTACCTGCCAGCAGGAATGCCAGGAAAGAGCTTATCGAGGTCTACACTAAGGTTTTAGGGACTACTCCTGGTGAATTGTTTACCAAGTTGAGCGGTACTAGCTTAGCAAGTCTTACAACGATGTCGTTAAATTATGATCCTGTTTTTGGGGCCGGGTTTGAGCTTAGAGGTAGAATGCAAGGGGCTAGTAAGCCAGCTAGATTGAATGCAGCGATTAATGCTGCTGGCAATGGTTACATAGACTTCGTAAGCGTGTACCCGGAAGATCAAGGGGTAGGACGTAAGCTCATTACTTCTTTTGTAGATTTAGTTAAAGACTCTGGTGGGTCTACAATTGGATTGTTAGCCAACATAGACGTTGGTGCCTATGCATGGGCTAAGTACGGGTTTCTACCTGTATCTAATGCCGCATGGTTAGGGCTAAAGAATCGAATAAGATCAACATATGAGCGTGTTGTTGAGGGTGGTAGCATTAAGAGTTTGGTGTCTCCTCAAACAGCTAGGGTTATAGATCAGATATTAGATTCCGATGATCCTAGATTGATACGGGTGCTTTCTGACCTATCAGAGCCTATAAATGGCAGAAAAGTTGGGGCTCTTCTTTTGACAGGTAATTCTTGGGAAGCTGTATTAGATTTATTTGATACTGAAAGCATGAACAGGTACAGAAATTATATTGGGGCGCAGTGATGGCTAAAAAAAGTGTCAAGGGGGTCTACTATGTAGACTTAAGAAGTGGGGTTCAAGATGAGAAAATTCATAATCCTATTTTAAGTGAAGGGGACAGCAGATTTATAAATTCTCAAGCTGGTAAAGACTCTATCCATAGGCTGGTAAATCAGTTTGGGTTGTCTGAATCAGAGGCAATAGCTTTGTTAAAGTAGTGGTGCCTTCCCCTAACCTCCTCCAGGGGAAGTTTTTTGGGGCCTTAATTGGCCCCTTTTTTTGTCTGGGTGAAGTTAATTGCAATCTTTGTAATATGTTGACAAGGAGGTTATGAGGTACTAAGCTCGCCTTACTTTTGCTCGGGGACAGGTATGACGCACCAAATAGCAATAAAGAAGGTTGAATCCGAGGAACAACATTTAGTATTCGCTGAAATATATGTACCGGATCGTCCTGATTCGGACAAAGATTTTATGACGGCCCCGCAAATCCGAGATATGGCATACAAGTTTATGAAAATGGGCCGTCTCTCTTCCATTGATGTACAGCACAATAACCAACTAGTACCTGGAGCTACCTTTGTAGAGTCTTTTATTGCCCGTAAGGGTGATCCTGACTTTATCGAGGGCTCATGGGTGGGTGGGCTGTACATTCCTGATGAAGAAACCTGGGGAATGATTAAAAAGGGCGAGCTTAATGGTTTCTCTATGGAAGCTTTGGCTCTTAGAAGTCCTGTAGATTTAGAGATAGATGTCCCCCCGGTAGTGTCTGGGCTCACAATGAAGTCGGATGATGGGCATGAGCATACCTTTCATGTAGCTTATGACGATGAAGGTAACTTCAGAGGTGGGTCTACAGACTTTGTTAATGGTCATATGCACAAGATTGTTAAGGGGACGGTTACTGAAACTGAGTCTGGGCATTCCCACAGGTTTAGCTACATTGAATTGGATGCACAGTAATGAGTTTCTTTACGCGGATTAAGAAGCAAGAAGTGAAACCCAAAGGTTTTGCTCACATCTTCAAATTCAATCCCTACCATGATGAAAAGGGTAGGTTTACCCATGCCTCTAGGAGTACCGGGGGAGGTGGGTTAGAGAGTGGGGTTTCTAGTGGGCCTATCGCAGAGGGGGGGAGTAAACCTCTTATCAAACGCCGATTAGAAGCTAGTCGGGAGCTTGAGTCTGTAGTGTCTAGTAAATTTCATGATGAGATACCGGTAAGTGACATAGTAGCTACTATGGCAAAGCATGGGCTAAAGCCTGTTCGGGATGAGAGGTCTAATTTAACTAGGTTGCTGGATCAAGATGAAGGGCAGGCAAAATTAGATATTTATGACACGATTACTGAGAAGTCTGCTGGTAAGCAGCTAATTATTGAATGGTTTAAGCATCAACTTGTTTCATCTTTCAATCCAAATTTAAGGAAGACGCAGATTGAGATGCGAGCTTCCATAGCCTAATAGGTAATCCCTGTGTCTTATTACACTAGAACCAGAGTAACTAAATTCAATCCTTATCACGGTAAGGATGGTCGGTTTACTGACAAGGCTGGGGCTAAAGGTAACAGTTTAGCTCCTGGAGTGGATAAAGGCTTACAGATGGAACGGTCAGATGTGCCGTATACCCCTGAAAGGCACGTTAGATCAAAACTTAGGGCATTACAAAACAAGTATTACACGAATAGGTTGGGGCTAGATCGAGTCGATGAACCAAAAGATAGCTTTTTAGATGAGATAGCTGCTAAGGCGAAAGCTTCTAGAGATAGATTGAAGAGGGGCCCTAGAAGTAGGGATGTTTATTCTCAGGTTAATCGAACTTTAGATTTGGCTGTTTAATTATTTCAGTGCAATCCATTGCAACAATTGTTAGGAGGTTGTAACTTGCAATTATTGCAATATGAGGTAGGTGTATGAAGAAGGTCAGAATTAAAGCGCATGAGTTAAGGGATGCTGACGTTTCCCATATTTCCCTGGTTAAACGTGGGGCGAATCAGATTCCATTCCGTATTATTAAGGCTGAAAAGGAGAATGATTCGATGATTAATCTAAATCTGGCAAACGTTTTTAAGGGTACTAAAAAGGAAGACCCTCAAGCCCCTGAAGTTGTGGGCTATGTCCTGTTGAAAGATGACAATGACGCAGGGACCCAAGAGGTTTTGAAAGAGTCCGGGGTGATTACTGAGTTTATGGAAGACTGCGAAGCAGAATGCGTGGTCTATAAACAAAGTAAGGATGCAGATCTTGAAGGGGTGGTTCCTATCAAGCTGTCTCCTGAGTTGGTTATTTTGACCAAAGGTATTGATACTGAGCCTTTCAAAGATATGTTGGAGACGCAAGGGTTTATGCCCGGAGTGTCAATGGCATTTGATGCCTTGTACGCCAACATGCAAACCTCCTTGACCAAATCGGAAAAAGATGCTGATGTTGATGTGGCTCTTTCCGGGATGGTTGACGAGTTTAAGTCCTACATTGTTCAACTGTCTAAGTCGATTCCTTCAGTTGCTTTCAAAGCATCTGAGGCGGTATCGGAGTACAAGATGGTTAACAAAAACACCTATGTCGATGAAGAAAAGGAAGAAGACGAAGACAAGGATAAAAAGAAGGATATGGCTGCTGAAGAAGAGGAGAAAAAGCTTAAGAAGGCAGATGATGGTGATAAAGATCAGTTTGATGCCATCCTTAAATCTATTACGGATTTGAGCAAAGGGATTGATGCAAAGATTTCCGGGGTAGAAAAAAGTGTCTCTGTGTTGAGCGGTGATCTTGGTAAAGTTTCCAAAGCTCAGGAATTGATTAAGGGTAACTTGGAAGCTCAAGTCAAGAAGTCTGAGCAACTAGAGGCAAAGTTGAAAGGTACTGTGATCGGAGCTAGTCCTGAAGGCGATGATGATCCCAAAAACACAGTTGTTAAGTCTGAGCTTGGGAACATTGATACTGCCTACAATAAAAGTGTCCGTACCCGCAAGTCCTATACGCAAAATCGCACCAACTAACTTTGTTCATAGTCCTAGATAGGAGAATTTGAAATGGCTGACGGCAACCAAGAACTTCTTAAGAAAGCGGATATTGCACTAGCTGATTTGGCTACTGCCGGTCTGCTAAACCCTGAGCAAAACGAGCGTTTTATTCGCACTTTGATTGATAGCCCCACGATGCTTAACAGTATTCGTGTTGTTACCATGTCCACCCCTACCCGTAAGATTAACAAAATCGGGTTTGGTAGCCGCATTCTGCGTCCAGCAGTTTCGGCCACTGCTCTTAGCTCCGGTGATCGTGTTAAGCCTGACTTGTCACAAGTTGTGCTTAATACTGAAGAAGTAATCGCTGAGGTACATATTCCTTACGATGTGATGGAAGATAACATCGAGCGGGGAAACATCAATGCCGGTATGGAGCAAGGTGCTGGCGGTATCCACGACACCATTGTTACTCTTATTGCTGAGCGTGCGGCTCTTGACCTTGAAGAGTTGCTAATCAGTGGTGACACGGGGTCTGGTGATGCGTACCTTGCATTGCAAGACGGTTTCTTGAAGCTAGCTACGGCTAATATCGTTAATGCGGGTGGGGCTACCCTAAGCAAAAACGTGATCAAGAATGCTGTTAAAGCGATGCCCGATAAATATCTACGTAATCGTGCTGAGCTTAGCCATTACTTCTCAGTGGATAATGAGACTGAGTATCGGGATACCTACGCTAATCGTCAGACAGCATTAGGCGATTCCATGTTGCAAGGTACTAGCCCTATGTTTGCATTTGGGTCCCAAGTTATGGGTGTTCCCCTGATGCCAGCAGCTAGTGGTTTGTTCACTAACCCGCTTAACCTTATTTTCGGGTTTCAGCGTAGGGTAACGATTGAGTACGATAAAGACATTCGTGCCCGTAATTTCATTATTGTGTTGACGGCTCGTGTTGCTTTGGCAATCGAAGAAGTTAATGCAGTGGTTAAGTACACCACCATCGGTTAAGGTTTCTGTAATTAACCGTGTTTTAAGCCCCCCAGTTGTTCTGGGGGGTCTTCATTTTATAAGGAGTGCATGATGGTTGTTAAAAAGACTGCGGTTAAGGATAGCGGTAAGGCGTCTAACTCAAATTTGGTAAATATTGAGTTGGGTAATGATTGTAAGGTGTATGTAGATAAAGATAGTACTTTGTACCGTTCTGGTATTGTTTACCAATTGGCTCCTGATGTGGCTAAAAACCTGTTAGCAAATAGGGATGCAAAAGGTATTAGGTATTTTTATGAAATTACTCATGAGAGCATGGTTAAGCGCAAAAGAGCTAGGGATGCGAATATGGCAAGGCTTGCAGCGCAAATGGCAGAAGATGAAATGGTTGGTAGCGATCATGAGGAAGAAATAGATACAGGGGGTATGAAGCTAGAAGATGGCGAGGGTAACCCTGTAGGGCGGGTATCGGTATAAACCATGGCAACTAAGCTGATTGTAGATACGGCATCAGTTTTGCAGAGGATGTCTCTGCCTACAGATGTCTCCAGTGTTTCTGATGCTATAGATTCAGCTTTAGCTTCTGCTCATGTGTTTTTTGAGGGTAGGTTAGGGACACAGATTACTGCTCTTCAGGCTCTTACTGATTACTTCTTTGTTGATTCCAAGTTAATAGGTTTTGCGCCTAATGGCTTGTATCGGCTTAGGCTAAGGCAAGCTTTTGTGAAGACAGGAACGGTGTCCTTGACCACCTCCTATACTAGAAAAGGGATACATGCAGTTGGTGCTGATCCCGTTCTAGCGGAAGATTTTGAGGTGGATCTTGTAAAGGGTCTTGTCTATTTAGATGAGTCCCTTGCTGATAGGTATGTAGCTGTTACATATAGCGCAGGATTTGACAGTGCTAACAAGCCTCCAGAGTGGTTAGTAGAGGCTATGTATGCGTACATCCCCTCAGTGTTAAACCTATCACAGCCAACTAATCGTGATGATGAGTCTTTGAAGGTGGCTATTCAAGTTCAGAATTTGGCTGGGTCTATGGTTGATGCATACAAAAGAGAAACTTCTTTACAACTGTCTCCTTTGTATTGATGTTTAATATATTTGCAGAATTACAAGGTTCAGCAGATGAGGATTTGATAACTGCTGTAAAAAATGTAGATACCTCAGAGCTTTTAGATGAGGCAGCAGCTTTTCTCTTAAACCGTATACGTACTAGGTACCTTAAAGAGATAGACCCAGATTTAGTTCCTTGGACTCCTTCCTTATCAGGCATCAGGAGAAGGAGAAGGGGTGGTACAGGTACCCTATTTGATACTGGTAGATTGTTTCATTCTATACAAGCTGGTTTTTTAGGGGACCCTGAATTTCGTACTGTAGAAACCGATGTTCCCTATGCCTCTCACCATCAATTGGGTACTGGTAAGTTTCCTAGAAGAGCCTTTATTGGGTTCAATGATGAGGATGTGGATACTTTGAATGTCATTCTTCAAACCCGATTAGATGAAATGTTGGGTAACCGATGAGCATTCTTGTTACAGAGTGTGTGAATGATATATTTGCCAGGGTGAAGTTGGTTTCTAACTTTGCGGCTGGGGAAGTGCGATTAGTTTATTCTGAGACTGACTTGCTTGACAAAGCTAAGTTTATCCCTCCCCCTTTTGCTGGGGTGATGTATGAGGGGTTGCGGTCTAACAATACAGATGGTGGGAAGATGGGCAGGGCTACTGACTGCTATGTAACCATCATTTTAGGGGCTTTGTCCAAAGCTATCGGTGGGCACGATAGCATGCCTCAGTCAGTTGTATTGCTAGATGCAATACGGGATCAAATTCTTAATGACCGGTCCCCCACTAAGCATAGGTGGAAGTTTATATCTGAGCTATACACTGGGGACATAGGCAACACGATGATTTATATTCAGCGATGGTCTACTCCTTTTATTCTTTCAAGGTAATTTCTTAGGAAGTGAAAACGCTATTACAATGTTTGCTATTGAGTCAATTCTAAAAGATGGACTCAGGTTTTAGTTAACGCATTAGGAGACAAACATGACGCAAGAAGTTATTACTTCCCTAAAACAAGGGGTAGACCCAAGTGTTTTGCATAAGGCAATGCAGGAAATACAGGGTCTTAATGTTTCTGTAGTGGGCGGTGAAGCGGCAGCTACTAAAATGAATGTTGCTGCGCTTAGGTCAGAAGATACTTTAATTGCAGTTCTCCCGATGGATGTTACTACTGGGCTTACGGATGATACTGCTAATTGCACTATCTCTGCTACAAAAGCTACCGGCACTCTCACCATGTCTGGGGACCCTGTAGCAGATGAGACTTTTGTAGTTAATGGGGTTACCTACACTTGGAAAGCTGTTCCTAGTCTTCCTACTGAAGTCAAGATTTCAACGGGCGATGATAATGCGATGGCTGCTGCTGTTGCTTCTGTTGTCAACGCTTATGAAGCTCGCAAGGTTAATGGTAATTGGAACACCGCAGGGGTAGTAGCTTCGGCAGCTAGTGCTGTAGTTACCTTTACTTCGGTTGCTGATGGGCCGGGAAATGGTCCTGTAGTTACTGATGTTGGGACCACAATTACCATTAGTAATACTAACCCCGCCGCAGTTACAGCAACTTTTGTATCCGCTGGGGACACTGATGCTGTAGTGGTTAATGGGGTTACCTTCACCATTAAAACTGTTCCAGTCGATCCTGATCTAGATATGGCTGTTGCGGCTGATGATACAGCCCAAGCGGTTCTGCTCAAGAATACAGTCAATCAGTATGAATTTAAGTATGGGACCTTGGATGTAGTAGTTACTAATGCTGCTGGTGTAGCAACCATTTCCCCCCTTTCTTCCAGAAAAGGCAACATTATCACTCTTACAGAAGCTTCTACTAATGTAGCGGTTTCTGGATCGGGATTCTTAGCTGGGGGTACAAATACTGGTGGGTTTACGTCTACTACTGACCTTTCTGCTGCTAATTTGACGGTCATGGTATTTTGGTTCAACAAGAGCTAATTACTACATCCCCACACAGGTTTAGGAGAATAAATAATGGCTACATTCGATGGTAACAACTTCTACTTCAGTGGTCAGGGAGTAGTACTTATTGGGGAACGTGATTCCCTTGGACGGCCAAAGGGATTGATTCCTGTTGGTAACGTTTCTGACTTGAAGATCTCAGTAGCTACTTCGGTGCTGGAGCATAAAGAGTCCCAAACAGGGCAACGTGGTATTGATCTCCGTTTGACTACAGAGATTAAAGCTACGATGTCTGCGACTCTTGAAAACTTTATTGCAGATAATCTTGCTCTTGCTTTGCGAGGTGATACGGCAGTGGTTGTTGGGGCCGCGTTAACTGACGAAGCCATTAACCTGTACATCGGTAAGATAATGCCTTTGGCACATGCAAAAGTTTCTGCCCTTACAGTTACCACTGCGGCAGTGACATTAACTGCATACACCAACGATGCTACCCCGTATGATTACAAGTTCAATGCAGATGCTGGGTCGGTTCAGTTCAATGACGGAGCTATTGTCTTGACTGATAAACTTCCTGAGGGTGGGGAAGTTATTACAGGTGTTACGGCTGCTGATCCTGTGCAGATTACGGTTGGTGCTGTACCTGCTTATGTTGAGGTTGGCGGGTACGCTTGCCTTAGTGGTGTTACTGGTGCAGATGCTGCGGATCTTAATGGCAAGTCATTTAAGATTTTAGCTAAGACCTCTACCACAATTGATATTGACTTTGATGGGGCAGGGCAGACTTACACTGCAACAGGGTTTGTTGATACAGACGGTGCCCCTATTCTGGTGGACTACACCTTTGAGACTCAGAATCAAGTTGAGGCTCTTACAGTTGGATCTCAAGAGCGTTATCTGAGGTTTGAAGGTTTGAATACCGCAGACAATAACAGTCCGGTTGTTGTTGAAGTATTTAAGTTCCAAGTAGACCCACTGAAAGAACTTGCTCTTATCTCTGACACGGTACAGCAATATGTATTAGAGGGTAATGTGCTGGCTGATCAATTGCAGACCACAGGTTCTAACTACTTTAAGCAGACTATGTTGAGGTAAGAGTGCGGCTGTTTGTTTTACTAGCTTTGTTATGGCCTACCTTGGTGGGGGCGCAAGCCCCTGCTAGGGTATTAAATTATTGTCAAAGTCTTACAGAGCATAGGGCGTTTTATGTTCGGCAGATGGTGAAATTAAATGCAAACGATGAAAGGATACATATCCGTAATGAATCTTCGTGGGAGAAGTCTGTTATCTCTTACATGATTCAGAAAATGAGGAGTCATCCTGAATTATCTGAGAAAGAGTTACGGATACTAGGGTACACATATTGTGTAGAACGAAGACCAAATTGATTTTAATGTAGGGTTAAAGGAGTGTTAGATGGGCACTAAGATTAGTGAGTTGATTCCCCCAGCAGTAAAAGTAGAAACTGGTAGAGGGTCATTTGAAGTACGGGGTTTGACATTAGATGACATTGTGTATTTGGTTAAAACCTATAAAGAGAGTTTTGCTAGGTTGTTAGTTGTAGGAGAGAGTGGGGTAGATTACTCTGAAATTTTACAGTCTGCTCCAGAGATGGTTAGGGATATTATTGCTTTAGGGGCTGGGGTTCTTAAAGATGAGGTAGAGGTAGCTGCTATCTCTTTATTGCCTGGGATGACTCAGATAGATGCTCTTACCCTTATCTGGAAAGAGACGGTACCGGACCCAAAAAAACTACAGGCCCTGTTGCTAACAGTTCTAAACAGCATAAAGAACATACCGCTGAAGAACGATTCAACCGGGCCAGAAGGTTTAGAGGTTACACCAAAGAACAAATTGCCGTAATAGAGCTTGAAGAGGGTTTAGCAGAGGGTTTAGCTCTTTTACTTACAGCAGGGCATAGGATCGAAGATGTAAGGAAGTATACGTTAAGGCAATTGCATGGTTTCGTGGAATTGGCTGGGCGGTATAAGAGATTACAGTTTAAAGACTCAATGATTGCAGTAAGGGTAGGATTTGGAGCAGAGCAAAACGATTGGAAGCAAATTATGAAGGATCTAGAAAGTCATGGCTGACACTACCCTAAATATCCTGATTAGAGCAGTCTATGACGCTAAAAAGGTCATTGATACTGTTGTATCTGATTTAAATAAAGTAAAGACTTCCTACGAAGATATAAATAAAGCTACTGTTACTGCTACAACTAGTCAATTAAATCAACAAAAAGCTACTGAGACTAGCAGTGCTGCTTTAAAAGATTTAGGATCTAATAGTAACAATATTAAGGACTTCTTTTCAGTAGGTACTGATGGTGCTAATAAGCTTAAATCTGCTATCTCTGGGGTTATAGGGGTTGTAAAGCTTCTTACTGGGGGTATTTTAGCTGTTGCTGGGGTAGGAGTAATTAAAGGTTTTGCTGATGCAGCGGCTAGAGTACAAGTACTTGGTACTGTATTAGGGGTTGTTGGTAGTAATGCAGGTTTTACATCTTCTGAACTTAAAACAGCAGACAGTGCTGTACAGAAGTTGGGTATTACAGCAGAATCTTCTGCTGAGTCTCTTACTAAGTTTATTCAAGCTGGGTTAGATGTAAATCTAGCTCCTAAATTAGCTAGAGCAGCCCAAGATTTGGCTGTTATTTCAGGTTCTAATTCTTCTGAGACTTTTTCTAGGCTGCTATTAAATATTCAGCAATTGGATACGGTAGGGTTACGTTTCCAGGGTATTGTTATCGACCGAGAAAGGGCATTACAAACTTTTGCTGCCCAGATAAATAAAAATGTAGATGACTTATCTACGTTAGAAAAAAGACAGGCTGTTTTAAATGCTGTTTTAGCTGAATCAAGCAAGCTTGCAGGTGTTTATGCTGCGGCTATGGGGGATGTGGGTAAGCAACTAACATCTTTACCCCGTTTAACTGGGGCGTTAGCTCAATCTTTGGGGGCTGAATTATTACCTGCTTATTCAGCTATCGTAGCAGAAATATCTTTATTTTTAGAAAATGCTAGATTAACAGTAGATGCTAATAGATTAGGTACTACTTCGGCAGAAGAGTTGGGGGAGGCTGTTGGAGGGGCATTATCTGTTTTTAGATCTTTAACAGATGTATTTGGGTTTGTTGCTGCTGGCGTACAGAAGATAGTTGTAGGTTGGGCTTTACTAGCTAATACAGAAATTTTTAAAAGGGTAGTCAAGGGCATCTCTGATTTTGCTTCTGCTATAGGAATAGCTGTATCTGGGGTAGGTACTCTTATATCTTTGTTTAGCCAAGGGTTGGCAGTTGTATTAGAAGAGCTTAGTTTAAAATGGGATCAAATAACCTTAAGAATTGATAAGGCAACTTTGGCTTGGAATGAGTTTTTTAATTCAGGTACTGCTGATGAAAGAAATGCTGAAGAAGCTAGAATAAAGGCTGTAGAGAAAGAGCTTGAGTTAAGAAGGCAGGCTTTAGATAACACAGATGTACAAGCTAAAGAGTTTACAGATCCTCGCATAGAGCAATTAAAAATTCTTGCTGATAGAGAGAAGGAATTAAATGAGCAGTTACTTACTGCACAAAAAGAAGTTAATACTGCTAATAGAGCAGGTAATGTAGAAGAGAAAAATAGGGCTGATTACAAGCTTAACCAGGTAAAGATTTCTAGAGAAGCGAATCAACTTGAGCAGGATTTACTTAAGACACAGCTTGATATAAAGACGGTTATTGAACAGCAAAATGATAAAAAATCTATTCAAGCGAAGATAAATGCAAAAGTAGTAGCTACTGAGACTGAGGTTAATGAAGCTCTTAAGGCTCTTGTAGATCCAGAGAAGTTTAAAGTAGGTAGGGATGGTATAGAGCAGTTTTCTGTAGAAGGGTCTGCTTCTATAGGTAGACTTGGTAAGGTTTATTCTGCTTTTGTAAATAAAACTGTAGGGGATACAGGTAGTATTTTAGTACCTAATCTTGCTACCGTTAGAGTAGCTCTTAGTAATGCCTTTGCTGCGCTTAGTACTCCAGATGATTTTACTAGATTCATTAAAGAAGTTTCTGCTTTATCTAAAGATGCTTCAGAACAGGTACAGGCATTAACAGCTTCTGCCGATTTTAGACGCCAACAAGCTGGGCTTAAACAGCTTAATAATGAGTTGCAAGGTTATATTTCTAGTGCTAAAGAGTTACAGGCTATTCAGCAAGCGTATAACAACTTAGTATTACAGGGAGCTTCTAATGAGTCGGCTTATGCCAGGGTTGTAGCTGAGACTAATAATAATCGTGCGGCAGTAGTAGCTATAGAAACTCAGATTTTTGATAAAAGAGCAGCAACAGCAAATTTACAGTTTCAGCAAGAAGTGTCTTTAGCTAGACAACAAGCTGAAGTTAAAAGCCGTTTAGCTACTGAAGAAATACAAAATGTAACTACTAGGGCTTCTGTACTTAATGCCATAGAAAAAGAATCCTTGGGTAGTAGGCTTAAATCGTCTCAAGATTATTACAAGTCTTTACAAGGATTTTTAAAGGATTGGGAGAATAAGTTTAAACAAGCGGCTGATAGGGTTAAAGCTATAGATGCTAGTATTAGGGAAAATGCTAAAACAACAGCTTCTCAAATAAGGGATATAGAAAGGCAGGGGTTATCTCCTTCAGATGCTTTTGATGATAGGTTAAGAGAGTATGGTGAGCTTTTAGAGCAATTTAAAACTTTTACAGCCTCTACTGATAAGGCTGTACGTGCAGAAACAGAATCTAGGCTGAAAACTCTTATATCTGAGATAGCTAAAGGAGGGGGTAAAGAATCAGCAGATGAGTTAAGAGATTTACAGATAAACTCTCTTCAGGAGGTATCGGCAGAAAAAGATAGAATTTTAAAACAAGAAAAAGCACAAGCTGTAAAAGAAGAGACTGCTGCTAGAGATAAGCTTAAAGATATAGCCAATGAGCTTGTTGTTGTAGGAGAAGAAATAAAAACCATTTTTACCGAACAAGTAGGACGTATAAAACTTTCGATAAATGAAGAGTCTTTAGCCTCAGTTATTAAAGACTTAGAAACTAAGTTTGGGGAGTTAATATTAAAACCTAGATTAGAAACTCCTGATATTGTAGATTTGGGGGTCAGAGCTACTGCTCCAGATCAAGCCCCTATTCTTAAAGAATCCGTAACTCAGGGAGTTATTGAAGGGTTTGTACCGGCAATAAGAACCTTTGAAGAGATGAAAAGAGCTATCGATGGTTTAGTCGCTACTCTTCAAAGCCGTCCTATTGGAGCTTCGGCTTCTGGGGGTATTGTTCCTGGGGTATCTTTAACAGGAAGAGAAGATAATGTGCTCACATGGTTAACTCCTAGTGAGTTTGTTCAGCCGGTAAAAGCAGTTCAGCATTACGGGAGAGATTTCATGGAGAGTATTCGTACCCTGAATTTCCCTAAATTTGCTGCTGGCGGGGTAGTAGGGAGTATACCTGTAGCTTCTTTCTCCCCAGCATCGGCTAACGATGGCCCTGTAATGAGCCTAGACCTGTCCTTTAACCGTAAGAGCGTGGGTAGGGTGTCTGGGTCCCGTGACACCGTGAGGGGCCTTGTAGGGGCCTTAAAAGAGGTTAGTAGGGGTACAGCATGACTACCATAGTGTTAGGTGGGGTTACCTTAAACCCAAATATGGTCTGGGTAGACCGATTTATAAGCCAAAAGGTGGGGCAATCCTTAAAAAGAACTTTGGGCGGTAGGCCGGTAATCTATTCAGGGGCAGTGGGTTTTGGGATAAGTATCACCCTTGAAGCTACCGAGGATTATGGGTGGTTACCCAAGTCGGATGTGGATCAATTGGTTACTTTTGCAGAGGGGGTGGGGAGTATTTTTACCTTGACCTTTAATGCGGTTAATTATGATGTGGTCTTTCGGCATAACGAACCTCCTGCGTTGGATTTTAGGCCGTTTGTTCCAAGAGTTGCCCATGTTGCTACTGATTACTTTATCGGACAGATTAAGTTGGTTACCGTTTAATTTTGCAATCCATTGCACGAGGTTAGATTATGCCCATACTATCCAATGAATTACTGGTTTACAAAAGTGCTAATGTAAGTGATCTCTCTACCAATGGCGGGAGGATGTCTGCCAACGTGGTTACTTCCGGGGCAGCATCAAATGTGTTCCCTACTGTCTCTGAGTCAGAAAGAACCAACGGGGTAACCAAGTATCGTAAGTTGTTTTTGAAAGCAGCTAACGATGCGGATTTGACTCTTTTGAACAGCAAGGTTTATTTGGATTACAACACTCCCGGTGGGGACCGAATTAGTTTTTTCCCTGGTACTACTACAGATACACAAGCGGCTATTACAGGCTCAGAGAGGCAGTATGGTGGTGGTAAGCTGGATTCGGCAGTTGGGGGTGGGGCATCTAGTTTAGATGTACTTGTAGAGGCTGCTGCTGCCGTAGTGTTTGTTAATGGGGATAAGATACGGGTTACAGACAAAGCAACTATTGGCGGAGGTGGTAATGAGGAGTATGTAACCATTAATGGTACGATTACATTCAATGCAGACGTTGCTACCCTTCCAATTACTCCCGCTTTAGCTAACGCTTATTCTGATTCAGATACTAGAGTTGAAGCAGTGTATGAGCCTGGTAATGTAGTTGGTACTTTTGACACGTTGATTGTTACCTCTGCTGATACAGGGGATTTGAATCCTGTCAATATACTCCCAGACTCTATTGGTGGTGTAGAACAAAATTGGACATTGACTTTTACCAGTCCAACAGCTTTTGATATCGTTGGGGATACAGTTGGGGCGGTAGGTAGTGGGTCCACAGGTAGTGGGGCATCTCCTAATAACACCAGTTTTAGTAAACCTTATTTTGTTATTCAATCAGCAGGGTTTTCCGGGACCTTTGTAGCAGCAGACACCATTACATTTACTACGCACCCTGCGGCAGTTCCTATTTGGATGAAACAAGTAGTACCGGCGGCAACTGCTACTCAGTCAAACAATACCGCTACTATCGTTTTTGATGGGGAAACCGTTGGCTAGTAATCCTATAACTGCCAGTTTACTCACTTCCTTTTCGGATAGTGGGTCTAGACCTATTGTTATTGAACCAGATCCTAGTTTTTATCCAGATTTTGATACGCATTTAATAGTTTTCCCAATTAACCCCACAGCCTTAGCTACAGATGTCGGGTATGTGTTTAACACTGGGGCTACTAAAATAGTACCTGTACCCACAGGTACATTAACTTTTAGCGGGGGTATTTCTGCTTCTTTACCAAAAGAGCCTCATACTTATCCTGAGTTTCAGGTGATGTTTGCTTTCAGTGCTGAAGATGGGTCCCCTATATCTGTTTTTGCCTCTTACAATTCTGCAACTAAACAAGTGGAAGTATCAAAACCCTGTTACGCGGCAGTTAAGTACACTAGTTACACTGCAAGAGGGGCTTTAATAACTTATAGGCCAGTACTTTCGGCAGGGTCTTTTGGAGTGACGGTTAATTATGGGGTTGTTTCTGCTTTTTTAGCCCCCTCTTCCATTGCTATTTATAAAGTACCTTTGCTTCAAGTAGATGATGGGAATATTGAGTTAGAGCTTTATCGTAGGGTGAGCTATGCGGTGACTACCCAAGATGGGGAATTTGAGTTACCACCTAATTACCCCTCTGATGGTAAGTACCCAAGTTTATCTTTTGAGATAGATGTATCGGTTTCACTGAAGACACAGAGAGTGCATGAAGTTGGGTATATGGATTTAAGAGGTAGGGCTAGGGTAGATAACTTTCATGTTCCTGTTAAAACCCCCTACATCGGGGATGTTGCTTATACAGAGAGTTTGTTAGCAAGCCTAGAGTTTGTAAAAGGGACTATCCCAGAAAAAACACCTAAAGGGGATGATATCCCCCAGTCTTTTGCCCAACGTGCTACTTCTTTTATTAAGTCTAAGGGTTATGGTCAGGAGTAACCATGGCTGAAGGATTTCCACAGGCTAATCAAAATGGTGTGCCTTTGGCCCGTATAGTTCAATCTACATGGCCTCCCGCATTCCGTGGTTTTTTGTTAGCTAAAAGCAAGCCCACAATTCCTGCTACACCTTTTGTGCATACAGCGTTTTATACAGACACAATTAAGGAGGATATAACCCCTCCAACAGGACTTCCAAGGCCAGATCCAGATTTAGCGGAACGCACTAAGCGATTAAAGTTACCTGCTTCTGTAATAGCAGGGCCTGGATCTAATGTACTTTTACCCAGTTCATTTACTGGATTAATGCGGCAATTTGTTCAGTATGATTATATTAATGGGGTAGAGACAAAGTTTAGAAGCAAATTTAGTAAAACTCACGGAATCTTAGAATTCCCATACCCAAGAAATGTTGGGGCCACTAAGGGTCAAGAGGATATTAATAGGAAAGATCGCAGGTATTGGATTATTGAGATAAGTGCTGAAGGGATATATTCAGCACCAGTTTCTGTAGGTAAGAAGGGGAATATGATAGGGTTGGAAAGGTATTTACCTTCTAGCCAGCAGTTAGTAGACAATCCTTCTTGGTCTGTTTACACCACAGAACTTTCTTTGAAGTGGGCGTATGAGAATAATAATGAGGGTGGGGCTGTTCAAAGTTTGGCTTTAGCATCTGAGTACAATAAGTTGTTTGCTTATGGTGTTCCATGGGCTCAAAGGATAGGGTGGGCGTTTAATTTAGCGGGTACGGAAGCAGCTAATGTTACTCAGGTTAAAATAGTTAATGAGTATAAAACTAGACTTCTAACCATAAAAGTAAATGTTTCTTTTAATGGTTCATCTGCGTATATAACTTTAATTGCACCTAATAAGGCTAAGGTAGTTCAAGGTAGTCATGGGATTCTAGAAGGTGGGTTAGCAGTTGTAACTGGGGCAGATCAATCCCAGTATAACGGTACCTTCGTTGCAACTAATGTCGGTCTTGATTCTTTTGAATATACAGTGAGTGGTAGTCCATCTTCACCAGCCACAGGTTCTAACCTGAAAGTAGCTAACGCTACTAATTCAACTACGTTAAGTGCAACAGTCACGGTGGGGACTGAGGGGCATGTAAGCTTTAGACCAAATAGTGTTTTATGGTATGCAGGAACGCCTACCAAATACTTCCCAACCATACCGGCCATATCTACGTTTCCGTATCCTACTGTAGTAGGCTCAGGACCCGTTTATGTCTACTATGATGAGAATGAGCAACAACTTATTAGCTGGAGGTATCTTGGTGAGACAGTAACTCCTGGTACTGGTAGTGGGGATGAGTTTTCGGCCCCTCACGTTACTTCAATAGCTAATATCCCCAACTGTCAGTCGTTAACCCTAACTTCACCTTCGTACAACACTACTGGAGGTAGTTCCTCTACTGGTACTGGCTTAGGAAGATATTTTCAGTTTGGGTTTTATCTAGAGGGTTCTGATCCTTTTAGTGCGGTAGGCAGGGATGATACCGGTGGTCAAATACCAAGTACTTCTACTGCGACAGTATCCACAAGCAATTCTAGAGAAGAATATCAAGAGTTTAGTGCAAACGGGATTAGAGATTATTGTGGCGGCGGGTACGTAGATTACGCAACATGGTCTTTTACCATTAAATTCAAAAGAGCTACTCTTAATATAAGTAGCTTTACCCACTACGAGACTAGAGAATCCTATATTTTAATACCTTGGCATGATAGAGAGTGTGTAGGTTTTATCACCGCCGTTTATTTAGGAGACTCCACTCAGAACATATCTGGGTATACGGAGTATGCCCATCAAACTATCAAGCAACTTTTAACTCAAGGTCCTGGGGGGGGAACTATATCTAGCTACACTTTAGGCAGGCAACAAGAGGGTTCACTTATGTTCACTAATTTCTACAATAATCTACCAGCTTACAATGGAACCATTGTAAATACTTCCAATACTACACAGGCTGCTTCTTTTCGTTTGGTGGCTTCTAGAGGCTATTCGGTGGTTAAGGATTTTTCATTCTCACCACACCCTGGTAACCCTGCTTTGTTAATTGCTGACCCTGAATTTGTAAGAGGTTTTGTAGGTTGGCAAGGAGGATACTCTCTAGCCAAACTTATATCTGGTGTTGACTCTGATTTGTTTTACATGCGTGGGGGTTTGTCGTACAGCGATCCTAATTTAGATCCCCCAGATCAAAGGTTGAATATAGTGCAGTCGGTTGGAGAGCCTATAAACGCAATTCCTGGGTTTGCGGCACTAACCGGTAAAGATGTGACTTGTTTCGTAGGGATGGTATAGGAGCATTTAGATGGCAATTAATATTGCGTATTTAGAATTAAGGTTGTCTGGGGGTAGTGGGAATACAGACCCTAATGCATCTTTAGGGGGTAATGTTTCTTCTGAAAGGGTGTTGTCTCAAAGTACTACCTCCTTGACCAATGTGACAGGGGTTACCATTGATTACGCCGCTGGCAATCCATTGGGTGCTGGTACTTTGAATTATACAAATACCGGGCAACTTTTGACATGGACTGCGAATACTGGTGGGGCAGGTGTTCCAGTGGCAGTAGGTGTTAATGGAAAATACACTATTAAGTCTGGTAGTGGTGGCTTCTTGCTTGTTGATGTTGTGGCCGCTAGTTTGCCAGGGTCTGACCAAGCAGATGGGGTTACGATAGCTAACATAGCTAATGAAACTTTTGATGATGTAACTAAAGAAGAGTCTTTTGATGGTGATAACGAGTACAGGTGTTTCTACTTCAAGAATACCCACTCTACAGATCCTTTCCTGGATATCATTTTGTTTATAGGGGCTCAGCCCTCCCCAGGGACTATTTATGTGGGGGCAGATCCTGCTGGTCCAGGGGATGGAGTTACTAAGACCATAGGAGC